AATTACGTTGACTTGTACTCCTGGTGATACTAATGCCATGTTGTTTCTCCTGTTGGATGGTAGTGTTCTCTATACAGTATTTATTACATTCGGAATAAAACACCTATCGAATACCTCCGAAAAAGGTACCAAAAAGGTGAGCTAAATACAATATGAGACCTTTATGCATATGCGGACAACATCCTGCGGCAATAAACTACCGCAAGGATGGCAAAACTTATTATAGAAAGAAGTGTGAACGTTGTTTACGTAATGGAGTGAGTCACGGAGTTCCGTTATGGAAGCAACGTGGATATGAAAAGAAAAGTGGCTGCGAAAAGTGCGGTTTTAAATCAAAGCACACTGAACAGTTTAATGTATTTCATATCGATGGCGATTTAAAAAATTGCCGACATAATAACTTAAAAACAATATGTGCCAACTGTCAGCGTATAACACAAAAAGAAGGGGTACGTTGGAAACAGGGAGATTTAACTCCTGACTTCTAAATGACTCATTAACTGATCTAAGTTAAACTTTAAATCTTCTAATGAGCCATTGTTGTCAATTGTAAAGTCAGACATCCATTGCTCTAAGCTCATTGAGTCGGTAGATTCAGCTTCTAGATGTATACTGCGATCAACCCATATACAGTAATCAAATACACCAGTATTTTGCATTGCAAAGAATTCACGCTTGTTGCGTAGCCCACAATAGATATCGTAAGCTTCAAACATCTCTCTGCCTAGAGTCGCTGCATCAGGAACATTATAATCACAAATAGCATTATACCATTCTGCTCTGTGATTATGCCTGTCAGCATAACACTCTTCCTCATTAGCATATCCATACTTTTCCTTTAGATCATTGTATATAAATTGTAGACTACAAAACTTTGAACTACTTTCAAAAGTGTATCCGTAATGGTCACGTAGCATTTCACACACAGTATCTTTACCATGTCGGCCATGGCCAATTACTAATAACTTGGGTTTTATCATCTAAATCTCCTAATGTTTAAATACATTATACATTAAAAATTAAGTGATGTCAACCGTTAATCGTAGTGTCCGCCTAGTACAGCAACAGTTGCTACTTCGTCATTTAAGATTTCTGCTTCTCTTGCTTCGTAAGCTGCATTAAAGCCTTCTTCGTGGATATAACTTTCGTTATTACCCCAAAGTCTTTTAAAATATGAATGGTAGGTTTTTTCGACATCTTCATCGGACCAACTTAGATCACAAAGGTGACCTTTGACTATCCAATTAAGTCTATTGGCTTCTTTTCTTACATACGGTGAACACATTGGACTCTCCCTGCTGTATTAGTATTTACAACAAGAGTAGAATGTTAGCGTAAACTTTGGTAGTTTTTAGCCGATTGTAAAGCCATAGCCTGTACCGCCCGCGACGGCCATTGCTACTTCGACTTCTAGCTTTTCCATTTCAGTCTGTGCTTCTGCTTTAAGTGTATCGCCATTTAGTGTTGATCCGCCTTGTGGACCAGCAATAGTAGCAAACTTTGAACGTGCTTCGCCTAGCATATATTTACAACTAGCTAATGTATAATCTTTAATCCATTGTACTGCTAGGTAGTCACTTAGCAATTCACTGTCTGGACGATAGTTATAGCAGTAAAGCAATAGTTCTTCTTCTGCTCTAGGACGCTGTAGTAGTGTAAGTTTTTTACTTGTGTTATTCCATTTAAATTCTATAAATGATCCAAACATTCTGCCTACTAGTTCTTGGTGTTGTGCAAACATATCGTATGTTGCTAGTCCGCCTAGCTTTGATCCTGATAGCAAATATGTGTTTGTGTATGCAGCGTTAAACGGTTCAAACACACTACCACTTGAACCACTACCTGCACGTGAACCAATACTACTGCGATATAATTTTCGAACTTCCATTATTTCATTTGGTAATACATAATCGTTTTGATCTATAACAGTTGTTAAAAACATATAGCTTTCTTCAACTGCATGGTCACTTCGCATTCTATAACGTGTTAATGCTTTTGTTAAGCCAGTTTGATAATGTATAGGATCAAGTTCAACATCAACCATGCCTCCGCCGAGGAATGTGTTAACATAATCGTATACTTCTTGTTTCTGTGTCGCTAATGTCATTATGAAGTTCTCCATTAGTATTTATCGTTCACGATAAATATGTATAACAATAGGAGAATGATTATCCCTCGCTTATCACTATACAAACCGGAACGCGGTAATGATTATTATTTCTTGGACAAACAGATCCTAGAAATGTTTACTATCGGCGGTACCGACATCAACATCCATAAGTTTCTTGGGGCAGAGAATCCTGCTGAAGGTTCAGGTACTGCTGATCAGCCTACGTATGATGCTGTAAAAGAAACTAATATACAAGACTTGCTATTTTTAGAAAATAGAGACAGAAAGTACGACCCAGACGTATATACAATGCGTGGCATTTATAATATTCAAGACATTGACTTTGATTTGTCTCAGTTTGGATTATTCCTAAGTAATGATACATTAATGTTAACTATACATATGAATAGTTCAGTTAAAGCATTAGGTAGAAAGATTATGAGCGGCGATGTAGTTGAGTTGCCGCACTTAAAAGACGAATATGCCCTTAATGATTATAGTGTTGCACTTAAACGCTTTTACGTTGTAGAAGATGTTAATCGTGCAGCAGAAGGTTTTAGTCAAACTTGGTTTCCTCACTTATATCGCTTAAAACTAAAGCAAATATACGATGGACAAGAATACGCGGAAATACTTGACTTGCCAGCAGAAGACGGCACTGATAATACACTACGTGATTTACTGTCAACGTATGAAAAAGAAATGCAAATTTCTAATGCTGTAGTTGCACAAGCAGAATCTGATGCACCTAAGAGTGGCTATGATATAAGTCATTATTACTCTATTGCTACAAATGCCGACGGCAGTGTTGCATTACAATCTGTAGACGATACAGACATAGATGTAAGCAATCTATTAGGTGTTGACGCGGTTAATGCCAAACCTGATAGAGAAGGTTACTCAGGTTACTTAGTAGGCACTGGGGATGTTGCACCTAATGGTGCGCCTTTTGGCTTTGGCATACAGTTTCCAACTAACAACGAAGACGGCGACTTTTTCTTACGCACAGACTTTTTACCAAATAGAATGTTCCGATATGACGGCGCACGTTGGGTTAAAGTACAAGACGATATTAGAATGTCACTAAGTAATACACTTGAAAGACAAACCCAGAAGTCTAGCTTTATTAACAATACTAAAACTAGTACCATCGATGGCGAAACAGTCACTGAAAGGCAAAGTCTTTCTAAAGCACTTAAACCAAGAGCGGATAATACATAATGCACATATATAAATGGACACAAAAAGAAACTGGTAAGTGCTACATTGGACAATCTATTCAAGAGCCTAATCAACGTAGATTAGAACATCTTTGTAATGCTAGACATAGCCCTAGAACTTATCATTTCGCTAATGCTATTAAAAAGTATGGCGTTGATATGTTTGACTGGGAAGTGTTGGATTATGCAAATACCTTAGAACAGTTAAATGACTTAGAAGAAAAGTATATTGCAGAATACGATTCAATTAAAAGCGGATATAACATTAGAGAAGGCGGTAATAATAAACTACATTCTGAAGAAAGTAAACAGCGTATGAGCGAAGCCCAAAAAGAAGCTCATGCAAGACGTAGAGCCAACGGTAGTGATACATTTAAGAAAACACGTTTCACATCTGGTTGGGAGTGGAGTGAAGAACAAAAAGCAAAACTATCAAACCGTGCTACACAAAAAGGCAGAACTTGGAAACTTGTTGACGGTAAACGTACTTGGATGGAGACAGTATAGTGAACCATTTTTATGATGGACAAGTAAGAAGATATCTTACGCAGATGATGCGTATTTTAGCAAACTTTCCTGTACAAGACGGAAAAGGTGTGCAGAAAGAAGTGCCTGTTACTTATGGTGATTTAACTCGCCAAGTAGCAAACATTATTAGAGACAACTCAGAAAACAAGTTGCCTAGTGCGCCTCGTATTGCTGTTTACTTAACGGGATTAGAGTTAGACAAGGATCGACTAACTGATTCAACATACACACGTAAAACTAATATTAGAGAACGTGCATATGATACGGATGCAGGAGAGTATTTAAATTCACAAGGCAAGAACTATACAGTTGAACGGTTAATTCCTACTCCGTATATGATGCGATTAAATGCAGACATATGGACATCAAACACTGATCAGAAATTACAGTTGTTAGAGCAAATACTTGTATTGTTTAATCCAAGTTTGGAAATGCAAACTACTGATAACTTTATTGATTGGACTAGTATTAGTGTTGTTAATTTAGAAAACGTAACATGGTCTAGCAGAAGTGTTCCAGTAGGAATTGATAGTGAAATAGATATTTGTACAATTACATTTAGCATTCCTATCTATATCAGTCCGCCTACTAAAGTACGCAAGATGGGTGTTATTACAAATATTATTACAAGTATGTTTGACGAAACTTTAGGAACAATCGAAGGTGGCGTAAGCAAGCCTGTACTAAATGCATACGATGATATTCCAAGAGCAGGAGTTACCGAAGGTGATTTTGGCAGAGTAGCACAATCTGATACAGCAACACAAATGGCTAATGTTAATTACGCTACATGGGGTGCATTTGTTGACGGTAACTCTGTACAGTTGTTCTCAAATGGCATAGTTGGTACTAAGAACTGGAGAGAGATCTTTGAAGCATTGCCAGGTATGTATGCTGCTGACGTAAGTCGTGTATACTTTACTAACCAAGACAATGCAAGTACAATTACTGGCACATTTACACTAAGTCCGTTTGACGAAGGTAAGATACTTATTAATTGGGATACTGATAGTTTTCCAAGTGATACTGTAATAGCAGCTCGAACAAGTATTGATTATAT